CCGGAACAATGTGGAACAATGTGGAACAATGATTGTTCCGGCCCTAATTGGTTGATATTCAATTGATTAACCCCCCCCGGAACAATTGGAACAATAATATAGGAGGAAAACCTGAATAGGGAATATGAGAGGAGATTATGACCAATTTAGGAAATGAGAAATCACCAAATAGAGTGCACAGAACCATTGTTCCAATTGTTCCGGTC